TGAAAAGGGCAAGGAAGAACCCAGCCCGAAGCCTGAGACCGCCCAGAAGCCCGCGAGAGCCCGCAAGAAGGGTGATGCGTGATGAATGCTGACATCCTGCAAGCTGCTGGCATCACCGTTCAGGAAGGCGACGCGCTTGCGCTGCTTCAAGCGGAAGCAGCCTTGGATTGGATGCTGGAGCATACAACGCTGGAATTCAGCAAGGATGACGCGGAAAGCATCAAGGCGCTCCCAGCATGTGCGCGTCTGTTCGTGGTCAAATTCTCCGAAGCATTGAGCCTGCGGGAGGGTGTGGCAAGTCAGAGTATCGAAGGATTGAGCATGTCATTCAATTCGACAGACAAGGCGACGGTACTATGGCAGCTTGCCCATAGCTTGCTCGGAGGATACTTGAAATCGCAGGTGCGTGTTTTCCCTGCCAAGAGGCGGTGGTGACGCATGGGAATGAAGGTAAACTACAAAACCAAGGGGAATGACTTTCCGAACATGATTAAGCGGCTGAAAGCTATCGACGGCACAGCCGTTGATGTTGGCGTTCTGAATGGTGAGCATAAATGGCTTGCATCCATACACGAGTATGGATGCGATATAGCCGTCACTGACAAGATGCGGGTGTTCTTGCATAGTCAGGGCTTGCACCTCAAAGCCACCACGACGCACATCCATATTCCGGAACGTTCCTTCCTACGCACCGGCTATGACAAGAATGCGGGAAAGGTAAAACAGAAGATAAACCAGATGCTTGCTGACGTGGCGAGCGGCAAAATGTCTGAGAGCACCCTCTATGAGGCTGCCGGGGTGGAGCTTGCGGGTGCCATTAAGAACTATGCTGTTGAGCTGAGTGCACCACCTGACCATCCGTTCACAGTGGACAGGAAAGGCAGCAGCAATCCACTCGTTGATAACGGCGACATGATCGGCGGCATCACATGGAGGAAAGCCAAGTGAGCAGACAATACTTTGATTTTTCCAGCCTGATTCTGGATTACTCGAACGCATTTACAGTCGTCACCTACACGGACGGCGGCTATAATGCTGCTGGTGACTGGGAAGACGGGAAGGAAACACGCACCGAGTATACGGGCGCGATTATCGCCTTCAAGGAAAGCAAAGTGTTCCGCTCTGAGGGGAAAATCACTGCGCAGGATAAGCGCTTGTTCATGCAGCAGGCGCTTCCTGCAGCGCTCATGGGTGCGGAAGTGGTTTACAAGGGGCAGAAGTACATGATTGAATCCGAGCTTGAAAATGCCGAATTCACGGGCGTGTACAGCTACTTTCTGCGATATGTCAGTGTCTTCGGGGAGGAAAACGCTAATGCTTGACCTGAACAAAATGCGGACAACTGTCGCGCAGGGGCTGAAAGAATACCTCGGCGTACCGGTGATTCGTGGAAATCAGACTGCCAAAGCACCCGTCTATCCATATGTCACCTATAACCTGACGACACCCGAATCAGCAAACAACGGTACATACCAGCAGCATGAGGACGGAGTTGACCGTCTTATGGTACGCAGTATTTGGAGCTTGTCTTTCCTATCCAAGGACTTTGACGAGAGCATACTGTTTGCCACCAAAGCGCGGGAGTGGTTGCTACATACTGGGCGCGTATGGCTTTCTGACAACGGAATCACCGTGCAGAGCGCAACCGACATCACAAACAGGGACAATATTCTGACGGTTGAGTACGAAAGAAAAAATGGATTTGATGTTGTCTTCTATGTTTATGATGAATCGGAAAACCCGTTGAAAACGACGGGCATCATCGAGAGCGTTGACATCGCTCATAAACTGGATACCTAAACAAGGAGGAATAAATCATGGCTTACGACGTGAAGGTAAACATTGACCTCGCCAAGCCCGTTGGTCAGCTCGGTTTCGGCGTTCCGCTGATCCTTGTTGAGAATGCGGAGAAAGAGGTAGCGTATACCGAAGTCTCCAACACCGAAGAGATTGTGTCGGCTGGCATCAGCAACACGAGCGTTGCTTATAAGGCTGCGCAGCTCTTATTCTCCCAGACGAACTCGCCCAAGACGATTGCTGTCTGCGCAGCGACTGCTGCGGCGACTGCTGCTCTTGCAAATACCATGCTGACCGACAAGGGCTGGCGGCAGCTCATTGTTGTGACGGACGGCGAATCTCCCAGCACTCCTGCCGCAATCAGCACGCTGGTTGAGGCGCTGGATGGCAAGATGTACTTTGCCAATCTGCCCGTGGACGATAAAACCAGTATCACCGTTTCTGGTCTGCGCCGGACTGTACTGTTCTATTGCACGCCCACGGACGATTACCCCGTCCCTGTCGCAGCACTTGTCGGCAATACCGCTGGTCTCTCTGCTGGCAGCTTCACCTACAAGAACATGGTTCTCTCCGGAATCAAGCCGCAGGACTTGACGGATTCCGAGATTGAAGCCATTCACAAGAAGGGCGGCATCACCTTCGTAACGAAAGCCGGTGACAATGTTACCAGCGAAGGAAAGGTTGCTGGCGGTGAATATATCGACATCATCGACAGTGAAGACTATATCATCCAGCAGCTTGCCTACAAAACCCAGAAGGTGTTGAACAACACGAAGAAGGTGCCCTATGACAACAACGGCATCGCCTTGCTGGAAAGCGTGGCAGCGGACGTGTTGCAGGACGCATATAATCAGGGCATGATTGTCACCAACACGGACGGCACTCCCGGCTACACGGTTTCCTACGCCATGCGCGAAGACACCAAGGCAACCGACCGTGCCAACCGCAAGTACCTCGGCGGCAGCTTCTCTTTTGCGCTGACCGGCGCAATTCATGAGGTCGAAATCACCGGCGAGATCACTGTTTAAGGAGGCAAACGAATATGGCTATCAATGTTACTGTCTATGACGCAAAGGATACGTCCGTCATTGTCAATAACACCTATATTACCGGTCTTGGTGAAGACATGATCTCCATCGAAAAGGACGAGGATTTTTTCTCCACGTCTGTCGGTGCGCAGGGCGATGTGGTGAAATCTCAGACCAACAATACCCTTGGTACCGTTACGGTCTATGTGCAGCCCACCAGCCCGCAGAAGCATTTCTTGATGGGGCTGGCAAAGTTGTCCGACCCCTTCCCGCTGTGGTGTGTCAACAAGAAACTGGGGGAACGCTCTGGCGGCACGATGGCTTCCCTCAAGTCCTTCCCGGAAATCTCTCGCGGCGCGGAAGCTGAAGACATGGAGTTCGTCTTTCAGGTGTTCGACCTGACGGTTGAGTAATCTATTCAGCCGGGGAGCAAAAACGCTCTCCGGCTTTCAATAAAACGACTTAAAAACATGAGGAGGAATATCAAAATGGCTGACAGCAAGTTTTATCAGGTGAAGAAGACGATTGGCGGCAAGGAGTACATTGCGCAGTTTGGCGGCATCTCTGTCGCACTGAAAGCGGTGGATGCTTCCTACATCGAGGGTACGTCTACCACCAGCGTGGAGAAGCTGGCTGAGTACCTTTTCCAGCACGTCATTGTCGAGCCGAAGGGTCTGACCCCTGATGACTTCGATACTCTGGACGAGTTCAATGAGGTCGTTTCTTTCGCTCGCGGTGTGATGCAGGGCAGTTTTCGAGCCGAAGCTGACGCAGACGCAGCTAAAGCAGCGGGCAAAAAGTAACTGGAACTTATGGCGGCTGGTTCTGTCTGATCGCGGCTTTGACTTTCAGACGGTGTTTGGTAAGCCCTTCATGTCGCCTAATGATGTGATGGAGGCAAACTACGCGCTGGACATGCAGATTGAGGCGGAAAAACGCGCAGCGAAGAAGAAGCGGTGAGCATGGCTTGCCGCTTCTTCTTACTGCCCTAAGGGGGGATGATTATGGGAGTTGTGCGCGAAGACGTTGTGAGAATGGGGTTCGACATCGACTTTGCCGAACTCACCAGATTAACAGGCGCACTGGATGAAATCAAGACCATTTTGACCGGTGGAATTGGCGGTGATGCTTTCGATGAAATGACAGACGAGAGCAGGCAGGCAGCGAGAGGCATCAACGAAATCAGAGACAGCGTAAATAGGATTAACCCAGACGGAATTGATGATACTGTCGACAGTTTGAGAGATACCGACCGCGAAGGTGAAGATGCCCATAAGCAGCTCAAAAAGATAGCCGAGCAAAAATTCAACAAAACTGTTTCCGGTCTGAAATCCATCGGAAAGACACTGGGCAAGGTTGGCGTTGAGGCTGGTAAACTTCTTGCAAAAGGCATAGCTGCAGGCGCGGCAGGCGCTGGTGCTCTGGTCGCAAAATCCATTACGAATTATGCAGACTATGAGCAGCTTGTCGGCGGCGTTGATACGCTGTTCAAGGATAGCTCCGGCACGGTGCAGATGTACGCTGATGATGCTTTCAAAACAGCTGGCATGTCTGCAAATGGCTACATGGAAACAGTCACGTCTTTCTCTGCTTCCCTGATTCAATCGCTTGGCGGGAATACGGGAGCGGCGGCTGAATTGGCGAATACGGCAATCATTGATATGTCAGACAACGCCAACAAGATGGGCACAGATATATCCAGCATTCAGGACGCTTATCAGGGGTTTGCAAAGCAAAACTACACTATGCTCGATAACCTTAACGCAATGGGGGCGCTCGCCGCATAAATGAAGGGCGATGCGCGAATCTTCTCTGATTGACTTGGAACTCCCGGCGGGGACAACAGGGCGCAAGGGTAATGCCAGCGTGAACGACTAAGTGAGAAGACACCCGCGAGGGTGAAGCGATAGTCTGAACTGCACCGATAACGCAATCAATGGATGAAAGTGCAGATAACACAGTGCAAATTGGGCTATGGTGGCACGCAGGAAGAAATGAAGCGGTTGCTGAAAGATGCAGAAGCTATTTCTGGCGTGAAATACGACATTTCTTCCTACGCGGATATTGTCAGTGCAATCCATGTGATTCAGGAAGAGATGGACATCGCAGGCACTACTGCGAAGGAAGCCAGCGAAACCATCAGCGGTTCATGGTCTTCCTTGAAAGCTGCATGGAGCAACACCTTGACCAGCTTGATTCTGGGCGGTGACGATTTTGACCGTTGCCTTGAAAACCTGATTGAATCCGCAAAAACATTCGGCAAGAATATCATGCCTGCGTTGCTGAAAGCCCTTGAAGGCGTTGGCAAGTTGATTGAGGCTTTTGCTCCAATCATTGAGAAAGAACTGCCGACAATCGTCGAAACGCTTCTTCCTCCGCTGATTAAGGCGGCTACGGCTCTTGTGAAGGGGCTTATTGTTGCGCTTCCCGGCATCATCAGCACACTCGTCGGAGAATTGCCTTACATCTTGCAGCAGGTCTGGGAAGGCATTTCCGAGGCGTTCGGTGACATTCCCGGCATTGACAAGGTTGGAAAATTCTTTACCAAGCTCAAAGACCTCATCACAGAGAATACAGCCCTTATCAAAAAAATCATTCCCGCCGCCCTTGGTCTCGTGCTTGCAATTAAGCTGTTTAACAAAATCAAAGGAATCAGCAGTCTGTTCGGCGGAGGTGGCGGTGCTGGCGGCGGATTCTTTTCTGGTCTGGCGAAGATGAACCCGAAGACTGCGCTGAAAGGCATCCTGAATCTTGCCATCATCCTTGGCGGTTTGAGCCTTCTTGCCGCTGCGCTGATGGCTGCCGCGCCTTACATGGCACAGTTATCAGACTTGCAATCCATCGCGAAAGTTCTGCTCGTCATCGGTGCCGTTGGTCTGATCGGAACTGCAATGGCAGAGCTGGCTGGTAAAGTTGGCAGTATCCCTGTTGCAACGGTACTGAAAGGCGTTGCAAATATCGCAATTGCCCTCGTCGGGTTTGGTGCATTGGCGGCTGTCCTCATGTGGCTTGCCCCGTACATGGCGCAGCTTTCCGATATTGGAACAACGGCGAAGATTCTTCTCATTATTGGCATGACAGCCCTTGTTGGTGCTGGTCTTGCTGGTCTCGCAGGTCTGATTGGCGCAATCCCTATTACGGCGGTACTGACAGGGCTTGCCAATATTGCACTTGCACTGGGAGGCTTTGCAGGCATTGCCACGGCATTCGGTGCGCTGTCGAAAGTAGAAGGTTTCACCGAACTGATGAGCAGCGGTGGTCAAGTGATGGCTGACATCTGCCGAATCGTTGGTGAAATGGCTGGCTCGCTGATTGGCGGCATTGGTGAAGGAATCACTGCTTCGCTTCCAGCCATTGGCGAAAACTTGTCTTCCTTTGCAACTTCGATTCAGCCCATGTTTGAAACGTTCAGCGGCGTGGATACAGCAAGCCTGTCCGATTTTGCAACGTCATTCGCAACATTTATTGCCGTAATTGCAGGGGAAAAAATCGTTGGTCTTATAACAGGTGGAATTGACTATGCGGGTCTTGGCACAAAGCTAAGCAGCATGGCGACGGGGTTGAGTGGATTCTTCACCACTATCATGACCCTCCCGGACGGCTGCTTTGAAAAGGCAACAGCACTCTTTAACTGCTTGGCTGGTATCAGTGCTATGCCGAAGGAAGGCGGCATTGTTGGCTGGTTCGAGGGTGAAGTTGACTATGCGAAGATGGCAACCGGTCTGAACCAACTGGCAGGAACTGCTGGAGCATTTGCTACATTCCAAAGCATCCCCGAAGAAGCCTTTACCGCTGCAACCAATCTATTTAATTGTCTGAATGGCATCGGTCTGCTTCCTAATAGCGGCGGCGTTGTGCAATGGTTCACGGGCGAGGTGGACTATACAGGAATTGCAACCGGTCTGAATGCGCTGGCTGGAACAACCGCATTCTTTGCGGCAGTGCAGGCGATTCCAGCAGAGGCATTCACGGCGGCTACGAACCTGTTCAACTGCCTGTCTGGAATCGGAGCTCTTCCGAATTCTGGCGGCATCATGCAGTGGTTCACCGGTGAAGTGGACTATCAGAGCATTGCAGACGGTGTTGCGATCCTTGGCGGTGCCAGTATGATGGCAGCACTTACCGCAATCACAGGTATTCCAGCGGAGGCATATACCAGTCTTTCAGCGCTGTTTGACGCGCTGGCAGGAATCAAGCAAATGCCCGAACAAGGCGGCATCTTCGGCTGGTTCACAGGCGACAGTACAACCGGGCTCACTAATGTTGCAGGGCAACTCCCAGGCGTTGCGACAAGCATTGCGTCCTTCTTCACTAATCTTGGTGGAATCACTGACTTCACGCCAATCAAGTCCTTGTTTGACACATTGAGCAACATCAAGATTGATTCCGATGCTGCAAGCAAAGGCTTCCTTGGTCTCGGTTCAAGCCAACTTGAATCAATGGGCGCAGGGCTGTCGAGCTTTGCCACGAATGCGGAAACGTTCTTCACGAAGATTAATAATCTAAAACTGTATAAGCTGAAAGGTTTCTTTTCGGAACTGAGTACAGTTGGTGAATTGCCAACTGCACTCTCAACGCTTGACAGCACGGTCGGAACGAATTTGAGCAATCTTGTCACGACTGCCGAAACAAGGCTGACGGAGTTGAAAGGGAAATTTTCCGATAAACTGGGCGAAATCGTAACACTGCTTGAGCTCACGGCAACCGCCATGTACAGCTCAGGCGAGGCAATCATGGATGGCGTGAACAATGGCATGGAATCCAAGCGCAGCACACTGGTTGCAACGGCTCAGTCTATCGCTCAGGCGATTCAGGATGCATTCGATGTTAAGATGGACATCAGTTCGCCTTCCAAGGAAACGTACAAGTCTGGCGTATTTGTCGGTGAAGGCTACAACCTCGGTATGAAAAGCAAGATTCCCGACCTAAAGGCAACTGCTGCGGATTTGGGGTCTGCGTCTATCCCGTACAGCAGCCGTTACAGCCCAGAATCCGAAGGGGGCACGGTTACAAACAACAGCACGACAAGCAGCGAGTACACGACCATTGCTCCGGCTTTCAACCTGACTATCAGCGGAACACAGGATGACAGAGCGACGGCGCGGAGGGTCAAGCAGTGGGTGAACGAGTCCATGCAGGAATTCTTCGCAAGCCTTGACCGAAAAAATACTGTTATGCGGGAGGTGTAAGCGTGGCAATTCTGAATGGCTTGTATATTCATGTCACTGAGGAAAGCGCGGAGCGGGAGGTCGATGCGACCTCCCACCCCGTTGAGCAAGGTGTTCCGACAACGGACACGGTGAAAGCCAAAGCACTCTCGATTTCGCTTTCCGGCAAAATCGTTGACTATGGCAACATGAAGGCGGCGCAAGTCCTTTCCAAAATAAAAGCATGGCAGGAAGCCGGTTCTCTCGTCTTATACAAGGGGCGAAACACGGCTTCCTCCATGCAAATCAAGTCTTTTCAAACATCCCATCCGAACACCAATCACGGCGGCGCAGACTTTTCCATGACGCTGACGCAGGTGCGCATTGCCAAAAGTGCATATACGCCGAAAAAAGCAAGCGACAAGGAAAAAGAAGAAGCAGCCAAGAAAAATGTCGAAATCAAGGTTGGGTCAATCGTGCTTTTCAAAGGCGGAAGCGTGTATGTTGCCTCAGATGCAAAGAAAGCAGCTGCTACACGCGGGCGATCTACTTGCAAGGTGACGAAAATCGGCACAGCATCTTGGTCGGTTCACAAGTACCATCTGATTTCAACCGATGGCGGCATGGTGTATGGCTGGGTGGACAGAAGCAACATTGATGGATGCGTTTCCACAGGTACAAGCGGCACAACCAACGCTGGAACACAGCAGATAAAAAGCAACAAAACAAGTGCTACGACTGGCAATGCTACTGGGAAAATGTACCCAGTCTATCACAAAGTCAAAAGCGGCGACACAGTCTACAAACTTGTAGTGCAGTACAGTTATTTGGGCAAGTCTGTTGGCTGGGTTATCAGCAACAGCCCGAACGCTTTTTCAAAGCCGGGAAATGCGACAACGTTGAAAGTCGGTGCTTATCTTCTGATGGGATACAAGCAGTAAAGGGGGAATGTAAATGACTTCGCCGGATGTATTGGAAATCAACAAGGACTTGCTGCCGTACACGTGCAACATCCAGCTTGCTGGCGAGATATTTACATTGCACTTCAACTACAACGCGACGGCAGAACTTTTCACGATTGACCTTTACCGGGACAATGAGCTAATTTGTGCAGGAGAGCCAATTGTGTACGGCAAGCCGTTATGGAGCGATGTATATAGGGCTGGTATTTTCCCCGCAGTGGAGATTATCCCGAAAAACCCAAGCGGTGGAAGCAATGCTGTGACCTTCGACAATTTGGGGCAGACGGTTCTGATGATTGTTGACAACGGAGAGGGGGAAGCATCTGGTGAATGACGCATACTCCAAGGCTGTTATGCAAAGTCATGACAGCAAGCTAACTTCAGCTCTGGTCAAGGCGTTTGAGACATGGAAGGAACCCTATGACATTCGACCAGACGGTGTGTTTGGGAGCATTGCTATCGTCCGAACCGGTCAAGTCACAATCAACTCGGAAACGCTTGACTTGGAGTTTACAGTTCCATTCGATGATGACCTTGAACCGAATGAAGCAGAAATCATCGTCTATAACCTGTCCGACAATACGATTAAGCAACTCAAAAAAGGCGCGGAAATCTCTATCGAAGCAGGCTACAAAGGCGACACAGGGATTCTCTTCAAAGGGTACATCTCAAAAGTAAAAACAAAGCATGATGCTGTGGACAAAGCGACGACCATCTACGCGATGGACGACATCAAAGACCACAGCATCGAAAGCATGTCCTTTGCAGCGAACTCCCAAGCAAGCTATATTCTGAAAACACTGATTGAGAAAACTGGGATTCCGGTCGCGGTATTTAGTCCTCGAAGGGATTACACCTATAAAGATTCGCAGACGGTTGACGGCGACTTGATGGAAAACATCAAAAAATACGCAGAAGTCTGCGGCATATCCGTTTATGTCAGCAAGGGGAAAATCTATGCTCGGTACATCAAGGAGGGGGATAACCTGAATTTTGATGTATCTGTCGAGACCGGCATGATTGGATCGCCAAGCGACTACGAGGAAGAAATCACCGCCGAGGACTATACGGATACAATTGACGGACATGAGGTTGAAATGCTGCTTCAGCATCGCCTTTATGCAGGTGCGATTGTCAAGCTGACAAGCAAGAATGCAACCGGAACATTTCGGGTGTGTAGCGGCGAACATCGCTTTTCGCCAGATGAAGCTGTTACCGTTGCAAAAATGTACTGATAGGGGGTGATAGCGTGGGCAGCATGAACTTTGTCAATTCAGCGATTGAGAAGAAGCTGATGGACTTGCACTGCGGATATATCGGTAAAGTAATCTGGACGGATGGAGTGACAGCCAAGGTGCAACCGCTTGGTCTTATGAAAGAAAACGATGGGGTCGCAAAGACACAAGCCGTCGTTTCCGATGTGCCGGTTGCGTGCCGATACAAAATCAAGGAACAAACTATCACATACCTTGTTAGCGCGGATGGGGAAAGAAACAGTCAGAAGATTGCTGTGCCTGTACAGATTGAGAAAGGCGACCTTGTAGCCTGCATCTGCGCGGACAGGGACATCACCGACGCACGGCGCGGTGGAAATTCGCTTCCCCCAGCTGGTCGCCATAGCATTTCAGACAGCATTATTGTCGGCATTCTTTGATGGAGGGGACGGATTGCATGAAGGGCTTTGCAATGGACGAAAATGGGGATGTGCTGATTGAAAACGGTGCAATTAGCCTTGCCGTTGGCGACAATCTGTTGCAGCAAAAGGTCTGTGCGGTGCTGCGCACCAACCTGAAAGAATGGTTCTTCGATTGGGAACAAGGGGTTGATTTCGATAATCTGCTTGGCAAGAACGTCGGTGATGAACTTGCGCGCTATGAGATTGAACGTGGTCTTCATCAAGTGGACAGCACGTTCAATCTCACGGAATTTGCCTATACTGCGGATTATTCTGCCCGCATAGCGAAAATCGTGTTCAAGGCACGCAATGCAGACGGCGAAGAAGTGGGAGGTGAAATTGCATGGGATTAACAGAGAAAGGCTACCAGAGACGAAATTATGCGGAAATTCTGGAGGCAAAAATCCAGCGAGCGAAAGAACTTCTTGGCGAGGACATTGACACGAGCGATCAGTCTGTACTGGGCAAGTATCTTCGAATCAACGCATACGATCAGGCTATTGCAGAGGAAGAAATCGAGAAAGTCTACTATGCACGATTTCCGAACACGGCATCCGGTCAGAGTCTCGACCGTCTGCTCATCTTTGCAGGTATCTCGCGCAACCCCGCGCTGTCTGCCGTATACAGTGTCAGAGTGAAGGGAACAGCAGGATATGTTATTCCAGCTGGCTTTCTTGTCTCAACCGACACCGAACTCACCTACTGGACAACGGCTGAAAATACAATTGGGAACGACGGCACTTGCCTTGTACAGGTGAGCTGCACGGAAGCTGGAACAATTGGGAACATCGCCAGTGCGACAGCCATACACAGAATCGTAAATCCGGATGCAAGCATTGATAGCGTGGAGGGCGTGAGCCTTTTGATTGCTGGTGCGGATGAGGAAAGCGACGCTGACCTCCGTCTGCGTTTCTCTGCTGCCGTTGAAGGCACAGGCAGTTGCAATGAAAATGCCATCAGGTCGTCCGTGCTTCGCGTCCCGACTGTGAAATATGCTGAGGTCATTGCGAACAACGAAGACACGGAAGATTCAGAAGGTCGCCCGCCGCATAGCTTTGAATGCTACGTTCTTGGCGGTGATGGGTACGAGCAGGAGATTGCATCAGCAATTTTCGACAAGCGTCCTGTCGGCATTAAGACGGTTGGCGATAAGGCAGTCACTATCACAGATGTAACCGGATCAGAGCGGGTGGTCAACTATTCCCCCGCGCCGCGTGTTGGCATTACGGTAAAGGCAAAAATCAAGACAACAACATCTTTCCCAGACGATGGAATTGTGCTGGTTCAGCAGAACATTGCCAATTACATCAACGGACTTGGTATTGGCAATTCGCTTGTGTTGTCCTCCATCTACGGACATATTTACGGAGTTGTAGGCGTTGCGGAAGTTACAATACTGCAATTGTCCACTGATGGTGGAAACACCTACAGCACCGAAAATGTTTCTGTTCCGGCATATGGCGTTGCAGTGTGCGCGAATGTGCATGTGGAGGTGGTTGCGTAATGGTTACGCAATTTATCCGCGATAAGCCGGAGCAGAATCTTCCAGACGCATATCGCAAGAATTCCGACTCTAACAACGCGAAACTGCTTGGCATTGAATGTGACGCAGTCCGTGCGTTAAGCGATGCAGTAAACGCCATCTATGACAGTCTGGACATTGACAAGGCATACGGCAAAACGCTTGATCTGTACGGCGATATGGTCTCGCAGGCGAGAGGAAAAGCCACGGATGAGCAGTATCGAATCCTGATTAAAAACCAGATTACTCGGAACTTCTGTAACGGGGACTATAACAGTTTGATGAGTGCGCTCTGCGTAACGTTTAACTGCAATCCATCGGATATTTCGCTTGTAGAGCCAGAGGAGCCATGCAGACTGAGGGTCGAAGGACTGCCAATCGCGAAACTTAACGAGAGCAACATCGACATCACCACAGCAATTCTGATTGTTCAGAACCTTGTCCCTGTTGGTGTGCAGCTCGAATCTATCAGTTTCTCCGGTACTTTCGAGTTTTCCGGTGGAACGACGTTGGAGTATGACGCGCAGAAGGGCTTCGCGGACGACGCACAGTCAATCGGTGGATACCTTGGGCTTGTTGGCGGTAGCACCCCCAACTCGTCTGGGCAAACTCCCAGCCTTTACACTGCGGTTCTGGGGAAGGCATCTATTGGTCGAATGATTCTGGGCAAAAGCAAAGAAGGAGGAAAAGACGATGGACTTTAACAACAAAGCTCCTGATTGGAGCGCACCGGGTGTTGAACCGCCTGCTTCGCTGAAAGAACAAGGGTTTGAAGCAGGATACAAGCCGCCTGCGTCGTTCTTCAACTGGTTCTGGACGCGCGTAAGCTTTTGCCTGTCCGAACTGCAAAACAAGCTGTCTGGACACGCCGACAGTAAAAGCAATCCGCATGGTGTTACGGCGGCACAAATTGGACTTGGGAAAGTCAACAACACGGCAGACAGTGAGAAGCAGGTTGCATCAGCCAACAGAGCCACATCAGCCGGAAAAGTTGATAAAAGCATGGTCGTTCGATTCAATGGCGGCGCATCCGAAGGAACGAGCATGTGGACATTCAACGGTTCCGCAAGCAAGGACGTGAATATCACAGCAACGAAAATCGGAGCAGCAGATACCACGCTTTCCAATGTCAGCTCGGAAACACTTGCCGCGAAATTGGCAGACGCAGGTGGCAGTGGGGCACCGATTGTTGCGGCAGCCTCCACCGATGGCGTGACATATACTGCAACCGTAAAAGGCGTGACGGAGCTAAAAAACGGTCTGACGATTGTGATTGTTCCAAACATCGCAAGCACATCTACTGAAATCACGCTGAACGTCAACAGCCTTGGCGCAAAGACTGTCCGCATTCCGCTCAGCTTCAACACGGCTGCTATGACAAGCCCCGGAAGCGCGTCCTTCTTTGCTGCTGGGAGACCCGTCACTTTACAATACGATTCCGCTTATGCCAACATCGGCACTTGGAAGACAGTGGACAAGCAGCGCGCTTCTGCGCAGGACTTGTATGGAATCGTGCCAATTGCAAGCGGCGGCACAGGAGCGGAAACAGCTGCGGCAGCACGAGAAGCACTTGGTGTCACACTGGAGAATCTGGGAGACATTATCATCAGCGAAACGACACCGGCGACTGTCGCAGATGGCAAGTGGTATCTCATCAAGTCGGAGGTGTAAGCTGTGGCGAAAATCAAAGTGAGCGTTGATGATTTAAGCCTCGCTTCGACATACAGTTGTATACAGGAGTTCGAGGAAGGAACAGGTGCACTCATCAACCGCTATACAACCAGCGCTACAAAGGATGTAAAGAGTGTTACCTTCGCCTTTGAACTGCCGTCTGCTTCCAAGGTTCGGCGTGCGACAGTGTACGCAACGCTGAGTAATTCGGCTTTTGCCGCCGCTGTCTGTACAATCAACGGGATGCGATGCTCTTATAAAACAACAGCCGCTGTGCCTGTGGAAATTGAAGAAGGTGCTACCAGTATAATCGTGCCATTCGTTTTTCAGATTATGCCGGTTCTCCATACAAATCACGGTTCGGTTGAGAAAACCAATCACAGGAGCGAGGTTACGTTCTCTGATGTGTATCTGCTCATCGAGACAGTAGACAATTGCATCCTCCACGCGGAAAACGGGGAGCTTGTCCCGTACCAGCTTTACCATGCCGAAGGCGGCATCCTTGTACCATACCAGTTTCAACGCGCTGTGGATGGCGCTCTTGTCCCATATGGCGGATAACAAAGGAGGATGATACCCATGAACTTGTACCAATGGTTGTGCTTGCTGAGTGTGCCTGCCCTGCTGCTGGCAGGTCTTAAGTACCTTTTGAACCAGATCAAGGGTGTGAGGATGGGCGTGAAAGCCCTGCTCCGAGCAAACATGATTTCCGAATATGAAAAATGGCATGAGCGAGGCTTTGCACCTCTCTATGCCAAGCAGAACTTTGAGAATCTGTGGGTTCAGTATCACGCTATCAAAGGACCAAATGGCGTGATGGATGACCTCCACACGAAATTTCTGGCACTTCCCACCGAACGACATGAGAGAGGAGAATGAAAATGAACATTAACTGGACTGTCCGAATCAAAAACAAGAACTTCTGGATTGCTCTTATCCCTGCGGTATTGCTGCTTGTGCAGGTGGTGGCTGCCGTGTTTGGCTTCGCCATTGACCTTGGCGAACTGGGGAACAAGTTGCTGGCGGTTGTCAACGCACTCTTCGCCGTGCTATCTATCCTCGGCATCGTGGCTGACCCAACCACGGAGGGTATGGCTGACAGTACGCAGGCATTGACCTACACCGAGCCCAAGAAGTCGAACGAAATCTTGTAACCATGGAGGAGGCGGAGCAATCCGCCTTCTTTTTTTCGTATCAAAAGGGAGGAATCAACATGGCATCTGACCGACAAAAGGTAATCGACATCGCGCTGGCAGAGGATGGCTACTTGGAAAAGGCAACAACTGAGCAGCTTGACGAGAAAACGGCGAACGCCGGGAACAAAAACTATACCAAGTATGCACGCGACCTTGCAGATGTACGCTTTTTCAATGGGCGCAAACAAGGGACTGCTTGGTGTTCCGTTTTTGTGGCATGGTGCTTCTTCAAGGCGTATGGCAAGGCGGCTGCGCTTGCACTGCTGTGTCAACCGAGCAACGCTGCGAACAACTGCGGCGCAGGCTGTAAATTCGCACGCAGATATTTCAAGGCAAAAGGACAGTTATACACAAGCAATCCACAGGCTGGTGACGTGATTTTCTTCTACAGCAAGGATAAGAGCAGCATTTCGCACACCGGCATTGTTTACAAGGTGGATAGCACCTATGTCTACACGGTTGAGGGCAACACATCCAGCGCAAGCGGCGTTGTCGCCAACGGCGGTGCAGTGGCGAAAAAGAAGTACAGCCACACATATAACCGCCTTGCTGGGTATGGTCGTCCTGCGTATGGCAATATCGGCACAGAAACGGGCACAGGAGCGCCCACAACAAAAGATGAGCAAGAACCCTCAAAAGAACCCGGAGCGGCATCAGCGGGCAAAACAGAGGGCAAGGCGGTCACGGTAACGCTGACGACATTGAGAAACGGTAGTACAGGCGCACAGGTTAAGACACTGCAACGCCTCTTGAGCGCGATGGACTATTACAACGGCGAGACTGACGGTAAGTTCGGCATCTCAACGGCGGCAGCTGTGAAAGCATTCCAGCGTGCAAAGCGGCTTACGGTGGACGGCATCGTTGGTAAGAACACATGGACTGCACTGCTGAAATAAGAGTAACAAAAGAGGGAGGGGCTTCGCGCCTCTCCCTTTTTGCTTTCCAATCACAATCTCACTTGTCATTATGTGCATCCATGTCCGCGCGGATCAACTGCTTGATGAACTTTGCCACGTTCGGCTGCTTCTCCAAGTACTCCAGAAGCTCAGGCTCGGTGTTGCGGTTCAAGTCCACCGTGAATCGGCGGATGGTCTTCTTCATGTATTTAAGCTGTGGGGCATTCTTTTCTTTCTCGGTCATGATGTTTCTTTTCCTCCATCCCCGTGTAGCCGATAGGGCAGCGTTGTTAGTTGTCGGCACTCTTACTTGCAAAGTGTTTGTTCATATATTCACGGACAAGGTTTTCAAGATATTCCTTATCATCGTGGCTAATACGTTTTCCGTCCAACAGCGTCCAAATCAACCCGTCCACTGCATGCAACCCTTCCATAGATTCCGCACAAGTCCGGATAATGACTTCAAGCCGATATGCAGCTGGATTCGCAAGGGGTCTATACTTCATATTTTCCATGATCAGTTTCCTTTCTGTGGGTTATATCGCCATCCCTGTCGTCACAGTCTAAATGTTAGATG